GATCAAACTTATCATGGACGTTATTCTCCATTTATATACCATTTATTTTTTCTCTTTGAGCATAAGAAAAAGTAAATAGAAGATATCCTTTCAATAAATAGATAATGAATGTATTTATAATAAATCATATATTTCATGTATAGTGTAAAGGACAATATGGAGGAATCGAATTACACTTACAGACAACCGATTTGGTATGAACCGGGGAAAAATGGAGAGAAAGGTACAGTTCATCCAACAGAGGAAGAAAAGAATAATGTCACGATTAATCCATCAAAGATACCGAGATTATTGACTCCTGGAGAAATCTCTTCCATCGTGGATAAGTTACCTTATCATCAGTCCTCTGATAAGGATAATGCGGCGATTGCAAGAGCTTCTACTATAGAATGGTTAAGAAATGAGTTGTCAGAGGTATATCTAACGGAAGATGCTATTCCTGATATGATTGATGCAATAGTAAGCTCTTATGTAAGAGCTCAGATTGCACCAGGAACTTCAGTCGGAATACAAGCGGCTGAAGGTCTAGGTGCAGCCACGACTCAAATGACTCTCAATACATTCAAAGAATCAGGTACTGCGAAGAATATTAGTTTTGGTATTGTGGCTCTTCAGGAGATGATTTTTGTAAGGAAATCGCGTAAGTTTGAATGGGAGACAATATTCTTCAAAGATAAGTTCTTAAGTTTCAATCAGGTATTCGATATGAGATCTGAAATTGTTGGTTGTTCTCTCGAATTCTTTCTCTTCGATTATACTATTGATACTGTCGAGAATCTGAAACAGTATTGGTGGAATAAGGAGTATTCTTCTCTTATTGATCCAGTAGGAAAGAAACAAATACCAGAATCAAGAAGTGTACTAAGAATTTATCTTGAAGTAGAGAAGCTATATGCTTACAGAGTCACTATGGAGCAATATGTAAGTGTTATTGAGAAAGAATCTCCACCCTCTGTTAGATGTGTTCATTCTCCTATTTCGGGAGAACTATATAAGGGAAAGAGAAGAGCTATCATTGATATCTTTCCTGTTGAAAAGGCAAGCCAGACTAAGTTAAAGGAAAAAGGTTACTTTGATCCTCAAATTGCACCAGAAGTGTTTCTTAAAGTTTTTGTTCTTTCTGCCTTTGGAAGTATTCGAATCAAGGGTATATCAGGTATTACTAAGTTGATACCAGTTATTTCTCCTGTATGGCAGATTGTATTATCAGAGAAACCATTCAAGGTTAGAGATGCAATAAATATGGGATATACATCGGAGTTTGTCGAAATGGTTAACAAAACATCAATGTGGAAGCTTACTCTCAATAAGAATAAGATGAGACAAACTGGTATAGGAATATTTCATCTCATAAGATTGCTTCAAACAATCTCAGTTAGCCTAGTTGGATTCAATAGCCAAGTTGATCCAGATTTCGCACTTGTTACAACTCCAGAAAATGTTAAGGTATCACCGGGTAGATATTTGATGGGTCTGATAGAAGTAGATGATGCTCTCGTAGATCAAGAACAAACAAAGACTGGTTATAGACCTCCTGATTCACCATTAAGAGCAGCGGCTAATTATATTTATGCCGATGTTGATGGAACAAATCTATATCAAACATTAGCTCATAAAGATGTTGATGCAACGAGAACATTCTGTAATAATATTCATACGACAGCACAGGTACTTGGAATAGAGGCAGCGAGAACTCTATTTACAAGAGAAATTAGTGATATTATTTCTACCGCAGAAGGATATGTTAATCCCCAGATCATTAGCTTGGTTGCAGATTTCGTTACTAATCGAGGGGTACCATTAGGTGTAACTTATGCGTCAGTATCCCGACAACCAGTTGGTCCTCTTTCTCTCGCAACAATGGAAAGAGCTATTAATGTCCTAAGAGATGCTGCCGCATCAGGTAAGACAGAAAATATGAAAACACCATCAGCATCTATCATAACAGGTCAGTTACCTTCTCTTGGGTCATCAGCAGTCGATATTATTGAAGATCCCATTAAATTAGAGAAATTCAGAAAACAATTGGAGGAGAAGAACGCGGGGAGATCAACGGATGATCCTTACCTGATCAACACCAATACTATTATTGACGGATTGAATGATTTCGACAATATTAATATAGAATCAATTGGAAATCCTGACAATTCTATATTACAAACTGACGTCATTCCCAATGTAAACCCTGGTATTACTTCAGGAACAACTACTAATAGAATAGCTTCTAATCCTGATGTCTCTGGTACCATACCGCCTATTAGAACCACTTCTACACTACCTCAGATTAAATCGAACGTTGTTGTGTCAAACACTTTAATGAATGCATTAAAGAAGTTTACTTCTCTTGGATTACCTCAGATTAATCCTTCTGAACCCAAGTTAGTTATCACACCACTGACTGGAGGTATTAGATCTGAATCATTGATAACTCAACAAGAAAGTGGTGAAGAACAAGTTGAAGATTTACAGACAATGTTAGAAAATATACAAATAGATGCAGCTGATAGTATTGATATTCCAAATGGATTAGCTCAGATGATTCAGAGTATGCAAGGAGGTCCATTAACCATACCAGAACCAATACAAGGTCTTAATACACTAACTCAAACGGTATTACCTGATTTATCAGGTATGATTCTCAATCCAACAAGACAACCAGGCGAAGTTGATGTTCAAATGATAAATCCAGATGAAGCATTCGACTAATTCGTCGTGTATCATGTTAAAAACAATAATACTTTTCGTTGTATATATGATGTTAAAAAAAATATATCCATTGTATAGATATATTTTTATCTTTTTTTCCAAGAGATCTCTTAGACTTTCTCCTGAGAAGAATTATATGAACTATAGATAAGATATATGAACAGAGCAACAAAAGATAATATCGATATTCCAATAGTTACTTCTGTAGTGAAAGAATAAGAATCATCTACCTTATTCTTACCTTTGATTAAATCTCTTGACCAATCAAGAGCCTGTTCGAATGATATACTATTTAATGACATCCTCTTTTAATCTAGTTTAATTTATTAATGGTATTTTATTAATGCTTCTTTTCATATCTTCGATAATATTACAACAAATCGTTTCACCAGGGCAATATATAAGATATAATACATATAAAATAAATAATCCTAAAACTATGATTATAATGTAATAAAGAGTATTATTGTCATGATCATCGGATAACATTTCTTTTGTATTTACAGAAAAATGGAAAGGGCGAATGCTAATGAAAAAATTCCAAATGCACAATCTATCAGTAGTTCATTCGATGATAGTCGTTCAGTCGATGATAGTCGTTCAGTCGATGATAGTCGTTCATTAAATGATAGTCGTTCATTTAATGTTTCTCTCGATAAGATTACTGTGAGGGAATTCTACGATAAAATATCTCTTCTGTCCTCTAATAACACTAAGTTTATATCCGATTTTTATACTATCTTTCTCACCTTATCGCCAAATTCTTCTTCTTATTTTGATAGTGAAGATAAGAAGACAGATACACTGTTAAAATTTATCAATATATTATCTACTAACACACAGAGGAAAAGAAGAACTAGTAGTAAGAAGAAAGAGGAAGTGAGATATTGGTCCATTTCTTTTATCATTCTTCTCCGATTACATTTTTCTGAATATAAGAATATTCTGTCGACAGTCGAATCACAAATACAGGGAACAATGGAATCAATGACATCAAAGGAGTCTTGTAATATAATGTGACATATTCTAAATAACGAATGTCTAACACAAGATATTCGTTTTATATTTTTACAAATTTGATAATAAGGGAAAAATATTATAAACGATGAGATCATTAAATGTCCCAAACAAAGGTGATTAAGCTTGTTAACACGAAGCCGATTCTTAATGTACAATCATCGAATAGTCTGTCATCGTTAAATGGACAACCCAATGCGAGTAATTATGTTAAACTTTCACAGAGAGAACATGTGTATAAGATACCAGATACTTACGTCGGATCCGACGAGAGAATGAGAAAAGAAGAATGGTTGTTCGATATTACTAAAGTTTCGATAACCAAAGGTTTTATCGAACTACCTCAAGCTATTGAAAGACTTTTCATTGAAATTCTATCTAATGCATCGGATAATGCTCACAGAAGTAGAAGAACCGGAATTAATCCAGATAAGATAGAGGTTACTATGAATGAAAGAGTCATAACGATTAAGAATTATGGTATTCCTATTCCTATTGAGATACATCCAATTGAGAAAATATATGTTCCGGAGATGATATTTGGAAGTATGTTGACGGGTTCTAATTATGAAGGTGACAGGCATGAAGCTGGTCGTAACGGTCTTGGTGCCAAATTAGTTAATATTTTCAGCAAGAAGTTTTACTTAGAAGTTGGTAATGCTATTAGTCATCTGTCATATGTTCAATCATGGAATGAGAATATGATAAATCGAACAGATCCGATAATCTCAAGATATGATCTACAAACAAGTTATGTTTTTATTTCATATGAGTTAGATTTTGCGAGGTTTAAATATGATAAATATCCATTGGAAGCTTTCCAGTTATTTGCAAGACATTGTTGTGATATTAGTTTTACTGCTAAGATTCCTGTTATCTTCAATGGAACTACTATTAATCTCTGCGATATTAGGGAATATGCTCGTCTTTATTTTGGTGATGTTTCTATGAGTAATTCCATCATCCATTATGAATGGCCAGAAGGTTGTAAGATTATTTCAAAGAAAGGTGGAGTTCAGGTATGTGAAGATTCTAGTATTACTCCTATTATTGAAATGTGTGTTATTGATACACCATGGGCTGGAGAATCCATTTCCTTCGTAAACTCCATGATGACAAGAGATGGTGGAGTTCATGTTGATGCTGCTTTGAAGGCTGTTTCCACTATGGTGATTGATACTATCAACAGTAACTCAGAGAGTAATAAAGGTAAATCCAAAGATAAGAAGAAAGGGAGTAAAGTTATTGGTAAGACAAAAGAGAAGGAAAGTAAACCTAAAATAGCACCCACCATTCGTATCACTGATGTTAAACCACATATCTCTCTTATTCTTGCATCAAAGTTAGTTAATCCTAAATTTAGCAGTCAAAGTAAAACACATTTGACAACTCCAGTGCCTAAATTCGTCATTGAGGAGAATGAACTGAAACCGATGTTGAAATGGGAGTTAATGAAGAGATTATTAGCTGAACTTGAAGCCAAACAATTTGGAGCATTGATGAAGACAGATGGTAAGAAGAAGAGACATATTATATTAGATAATGGCGTTGATTGTAATGAAGCTGGTGGTCCTAATTCATACAAATGCATTCTTTACATTATTGAAGGTAAATCAGCCAAAGGTTATGCGAATAAACTTGTTTCTCATTCACCCGATGGCAGAGATTATATGGGAATTCTACCAATTCGAGGTAAACTTATTAATGCGATGAATGCCAGTGTTCTCAAGGTATCTAATAATAAAGAAGTAGAGGAATTGAAAAGTATGTTAGGTTTGAGAGAAGGACTTGATTATCGTTTACCAGAGAACTTCAAGACTTTGAGATATGGAAGAGTATGCGTCATGGCAGACGCAGATGATGATGGTATTCACATTAGAGGACTTGTTACACTTTATTTTCATTGTTATGGTAAATCTCTCCTACAAAGGAATGACTTCATCTTTTATTATGACTCTCCTATCATACGTGTTACTCATGGAAAACAAGTAAGAAAGTTCTTTACACAAGGTGAATATAATGCATGGAAAAGAAATACACCTAACAGTGACAAATGGGAACCTGAATATTTCAAAGGATTGGGGACTTCTACCGATAATGATATTAAGGAGGATTATAATGATCCACATTACAGACTATGTATCTTCGATGAAAAAGCCGATGAGAAGATGAAACTAGCTTTTGATAACAAACTTACAGATGAAAGAAAACTATGGATAGCATCATGGAAACCTCTGGATGATGTTACATATATACCATCGGTAACCTTAACTAAGTTTATAGACAATGAATTAATACAATTCTCTGCTTCTAATTTGAAACGTAGTATTCCATCTATCATGGATGGTCTTAAACCTGGTCAAAGAAAGATATTATGGACAGCATGGTTGCATTGGAAATGGGAAGAAGGAAAAGACTCAAGTTATAAGAAGTTCAAAGTCTCACAATTGGCTAATAAGGTTTCTGATAAGATGAAGTATCATCACGGAGAGGATTCTTTGAGTGATGCTATTACCAAGATGGCACAAGATTTTGTCGGTAGCAATAATATGCCATTCTTTACTCGTGAAGGACAATTAGGAAGTAGAGAAGAAGGTGGTAATGATGCAGCAGATCCTCGTTATCCATATGTTAAACCTGAGTGGTGGCTCCCTTATGTTTTTAAGAGAAATGATATGCCATTACTCGAAATGACAGTAACTGAAGGACACATTACTGAGCCAGTATTTATGCTACCTATCATTCCTCTCCAAATTATCAATGGATGTAGAGGAATTGGGACTGGACATAGTACTTTCATGCCTAATCATAATCCTCTTGATGTTATTGCTTGGTATAAAGCCAAAATCAGGAAAGAATCTCTTCCTTATGTTACACCTTGGTATAGAGGATTCACAGGAGAAACAAAGATAGTGGATAGAAAAAGAAGGAAAAATCATAATGATGATCCCGATGATATCTGTGGAGTAGACGAAGCTATCACGGAAGAAGAATTGGAAGAAGAAGAAAATGATAAGTCACACTTCCTTTCTTTACAAACACGAGGTACTTTTCATTTTAATCAGGATATGAGTGTTACTGTGACAGAGTTACCAATAGGAAGATGGAATCACA